CAACCCGATACAATTCCTTCGTTAATTTTTCATTTGCTTCCTCGAAAGGAGGATCACACTCAATTAGGTTGATGTGCCCATTTACCTTCATATGTTCCATTTGTTTGAGGGCATCACCTACTACATAATTATCGGAGGCACAACGGAGGGTGGCAGATAGGCCCTTCTCTTTTTGCGTACTGGCAGGATTATTTTCATGTTGCGCGATCTTACCTTGCTGCCTTCTTGCTAACTCCTGTACGATACTATCCTCCTCAGCTTTCTTAATTACGGTACTGGCCTCGTCGGCGGTCTTGCATTGCTCCAAGGAGGGCAATACCTTCATCCCGGCAGCCAATCGTAAGGCACGGCTGACATTCATCGGGTTCTTATCAATCAACTCGGCTGTCTTACGCCCCGTCCAATTGATATTCTTTTCACTGTAGAGGGTATGGATTCGTGCAATTAACTTGGCTTGTTCTTGCCAGGTGAACTCCTTGCGATGTATGTTCTCAATTAGTTCGATTTCACGGGCATCTACCTCCCCCTCTATCACGCGAAGTAGAGCAGGAATCTCCACAAGACCCAGAGCCACACTAGCTGTATAACGACGACCGCCGGCAAGTAGATGTAGGTCAGAAGAAAGTGTAATTGGTTGGATGATACCTTTCTCACGGATGCTCTCCTGTAGTTCGTCAATGTTGCCAAGGTCAACACGGTAGCGTTCATCGACAATAATGTCGGCTACCTTTACCATTTTCAATTTGTCTTTCATTATTTCAATCCTTCTAGCAGCATGGCAAGTTGTTCGGGGGTCAGGTCTGCTAATAGTTTCTCGGCAGCAGTTACGGCCTTCTTCTGTACCTTTTTCTTCTCCTTCACCACTCTTGCTTTTGCTGCCGGCCGTACTACTTCTCGTCTGTTTCGCAATTCATCAAGGCGTTTCAATAACTCCTCATCCGATTGATTCTCGATAGGTGTTACTAGGTCAATTAATTGTGACACTTTCTTATCTCCATCACTTTTTGTTAGGTGGAAGATGAATTTGTGTTTGTAAAAGGATTTCATTTTAACATAGCCCATCGCGTACATGATGGTACTATTCTTGTGGGCGTTGCTTACTTGCCTTTCTGTTTTGGGGTTGATCCATCTTGCATGGGGGCCAACTCGGCCCAGGTAAAGCCAGTTGGTTGCTTTGTATATTCCACCACTGTGTCCTTGTGCTTCATCGGCAAATGTCACAAGCGATACAAAGCGCCTATCCCTCCGTATGATTTTGATACTCTTTCCAAGCAGAAAGGATGCACTATTCCGGGGCGCTTCTGGACGGATAACCAATCGAGATAGATTGAGGACCCGCCTCCAATCGCTTGCATTGACAGTGAGAGCGGTGTCTTTCGTAGGGGGTGTCCACCAAGCAATACCCATGAGGAAATTGTCTTGTTTACGGAACATCCCATGCGTATAGATTGCGCTTGTACTTCCACCTTTTGCATAATGAAACTCCTTCACAAGGGCCTGTGCGTCTGATAAAGGACAGTCGGCAACATACCAGTCTTGTGTGTTTAGGTTAGTGGAGGCATCCATAGGTCATCCATAATAATTATATCAGGAGAGTAACCAACACTCTTATAAGGTGTGTGAGGATGATCTTTATACTTAGGCAGTAAGTTAATATGATTAGCAGATATTCTATCACATTCCTCCTGTGTAACCTCCACATCATAATAACCGTCAAGATAGCAAAGGTAGATTTTCATAATATAACCTTGTAGGAATGCAAAAAGCCCCTTCCCCTTTTACAGGGAAGAGGCAAACATTGCAACTTTACTTATTATGCACGCCGACGTCCGGGCGCCTTACCGTGACCACCTGCAACCTCACCCCGGATTTTTGGGACACGAATTTGGTTAAACATATCACCATTTTCGTTCGGCTCTCCGAGGGCAACATCGACGAGGGCTGTTTGACCGATCATGTTCATGGCCAAGGTGCCAGTGTCATTGCTGTAGGGGACGTTGAACAAGGCGAGGAACCGCTTCAACATTAGCAACTTGAAGGCGCCATTTTCATCACCCTCGTAGGGCAAGGTGATATAATGACCAATCGCAGGTGCATTCAAGGAGAGATCGGTGAAGGCCAAGTTCACACGGAACATGGGCTTGCCGGGATTCTTGCTGTTCGGGCCTGTTTCTTTCTCCTCGCAGGAAACGATCTGGAGTTCGTAGGTACCGAGAGCAACCGGCTTGCTTTCTTCAACGTCGTCGAGGTTTTCGGGAAGATATGACATTTTATTTTCTCTCTTTCTTTGCTTGGTTTGCCTACTCTCCTCGGGATGAGGAGGCTATAGACTCTGTTGCCTCTCTGTTTGAGAGGAGCCGTAACAAATTGTTACGGGGTTTATTATAACTTTCCTTCCTTTTCCAATTGTAATATATGTCCCAGGCCCTGACCTTCCAATGGTTTAGAAAAGTCGAGGGTTACATCCTCGAAAGGATCAAGTCCCTTAATGCTGGTACGAATTGCAGTTGTAATCTTATCGGGCACTGTTTGGAACTTGTGGTGGATGTGTCCTTGCCCGTCATTCTCCACCTCGGCTACGAAAATGTCACTAAAGAGGAGGGGAATCTTGTTGCGCAACTGCCCGGTCATCATTGGCTGCCGGAAGATTCTTTTGGTCAATTCATCCTGCTTCATCTGCATGTGTCCGGTCATGTAGATTGTCTTGCCTAAAGACATAAGTGACCGACATACATTTGTAAAGGAGGTCATTTGTGGTCCATAATCATCTTGCTGCGGCCAACTTCCTGCCCTTCCATTAATAGTTAATGTACGATCCATAATAAGATCAAGAAAGGTTGTGGCACTATCCATTATAATTACATCATAGGAATCAAAAAATCCATCATCCCTTCTAGAATCAAAATCATCTTTCCAAATATCATAAACGATATTTTTATGTATCTGCTTATTATCTCCACCCCTTGCTTTACTTAAAGATTGAACTCCAAGGTTCAGTCTGTCAGGAAAGAACTCCTCATACTCAACATCGTATCCTCGCAACGATAGTAAGGCATTGGGATCGAACAAGTAGGCGAACTTTTTACCGGGAAGTGTCAATGCTTGTGTAGTTTTTCCACTACCTGTATCCCCAAGGATAAGGAATCTATGAGTAATTGCGGTTGTACTATCAAGGGCATTTGCCATTATCCTTCACCCCTTTTATATTTACCCAGGCCTCCTATATATACCCAACTTTCAATCTTATCAGCATTACCCCAGCTAGCCCGAGGTAATTCATTGTAAAGAAGTCTGGCATAATCATGGAGGTGCTGTATATTATTCGTATCAGCCTCAGTAGCGGCATCTATAAGGTTATTACAGAGAACTGCATGTAGGAAAGCTCCAGGGCGCCAACCATAGTTAACGTATCCTTGGATTTCTTCATGCATGTATTTAGGGATATTTGTGAGATCTAGTTTCATTAGAAAGGCCTATCGTTGAAGTCTGCCTCTTCCAGCAACTCATCAGTTGGTACAGGTTCCTGTGTAATGGCAAGAGGACGTGCACTGTCGCGGATTGCCTCAAGGGTCATAGACCCAAGCATACGGCGTGCATTGTTTGCAACCTCAATAGCAACAACCTGCATGATCTGGTCAATCGCACCTGCCGATAGGGTTACTTGCGTTGTGTTACCGTCGTCATCACGGAAGACAACCTTACCGCCGTATGACTTGGGGAGGATACCTTCATTAGCGAAGGTGTAATCATTCCAAGTTACTGCCAATTTATCAAGTTTCATTTGCCTTACTCCAATCATCAATAGTTAGTTTTGAATCAACGGTTGTTCATCTTCGTACCACGTTACTGCTTTCAACACTTCCTGAGCCCTCCACCATTCTGTTATGGGGAATTTTAGGTTCCCATTGTGCATACCATAACCGAGTGGGCCGGAGTACATGCGGCAGGTTACGTATGCACCTCCTCTGTCAACAGAGAAGTAACCTCGTATACTATACTTTGAATCAATGGACACGTCACACTCCCTTAATCAATTTATCAAGCTTGAGGACGTCAAACGGTTCCCACCTCTCCTCAACATATCCGGCGGGCACCTCTCCCAGTTTCGTGGGGTCACTGCAAGTGCTACAAATATTGAGGAAGGGACACTTGCTGTACTTGCCGTAGCAGTTGTCCTCATTCCTTCTGAACGTACCTGCCTCCAGATTCCCATACCTTTCATATTCTGTTGTCTCGTCTTGAATGGCCCCGATCCACCTTTTCGTATCGGTGATCCATTCTTGCAGCAAGGACCATTCATGTGCGACGGGGACGAATTTGAAGGCATCATGTACCTTCTTATGGACGAGGGAACAATCTACCCACACGTCTTGCAATTTCGGGTAGTGAATACTACCCATCATCTGGTAACCCTTCACCTGTGAGGCAGAATTCCAACTCTCTAGGTAGTCATTGTCAAAGTTACCTTTGATGCGATACAACGTGGTTGTCTTATGTTCGAGGACGTGGATGCCGTTGTAATCAACAACCTTGTCTAGCTTACCGACGTACCAGGTGTCATCAAGACCTGGGAAGGGCATGGCCATTGGTTGTTCAATACCGAGGACGGTGCATTCCCGAATCATCCTATCCCGTTGCGTTGAGTAGGAGTAGAACATTTCATGCGCCGTGCCAGGGGTACGAGCACCGAGGTCGTCCTGTTGTTCCATGGATAACTCGAAGGTGTAATTATCTTCCTCCCACTGTTTGCGGAAACCTTCCATCGCCAAGTCAACACGGTCACCGATGCTCAACTCTTTACCAGCACCCCACATCTCATCCATGCCGGCGTGCCAACTACTGCCGAAGACGAGTGCGGGTGCCTTCTGACCACCACTGTCGGTTGTCCACCCCAACACGTGCCGCATTAAGTATTTACGGGGGCACTCCTTGTAGGTGGAAATCATTGTGTTGTCAAGGTAGCGGGATTGCTTTGTGAAACTCATACGGAGGCCTGCAATAGAATTTCAGCGAGTTGTGGGCAGATGTTACGGTCGAAGGTGCAGCCGGCTAGATAATTATCCTTACTAGTAATGGTTACACAATCTCCTTCTGCCAATATGCGTAAATTATTAATCTCCCAAGACTTTTTGACAGTAATTTTACTTACTATCCCAGGACTTTTACATTTCTCTACTTGCGCGGGTTTGGATTTCTTTAGCAAGGACACTTAAATTTCTCCCTTTCTAGCTTTGTCAATTAATTTTTCAACCGTGCGATTCAGTTTAACCCGTGCAAATTCAAACTTCTTTTTACGGTTGATATATTCCTCGTGATATATTCCATAGGCAGGTGCCCATGTCATGGCTTCGCAGGCATTTCCAAAAGCTGTTACTGCATAGCGGTATGCACGGTAGGGATCTTTACTCATTGAGGTGACTCCGATCGTTAATAGTATGGAGCGTCCTATTGGATTTGAACCAATGTCCCTCTGTTTGGAAAACAGATGCTCTACCGGCTGAGCTAAGGACGCATTCTTTTGTTACACGTTATCGAGGATGAGGTTCTTTTCCTCATACTTGTCGAACCTATATATCAAAAAGTTGACGCAGCCGAACCACTCAACCATGATTGCAGTCGCTACGGCTACTACGGAGGGCATGTGGGATACAATCAAATAGTCATCATGCTCGGCATCTTTTAACCCCTCCTTGAGGGCATCGAATACGGCGGCTATATCCCACTTTGCATTGGTTGGTACGGTTAGGTGAACGAGGGTGCCGAACCGTTCGGCATCACTGTAATCGTAACCGCCGTCACCAAGGATAAATACTTTCTTTCCCATCGTCTTTTTTCTCTTGTTGTTTTGTTCGGGGATCTTTCTATTATCCCTCACAGGAAAGGAGAATAGAAAGCGGCATACATACTCAATTGAGGGGAGCAATCGAGCGGCGGTATGCCAGCGCCTTCGTCACCTAACGCAGGGGGTACGCTTCGGTGATTTATTTAATTAGGCCGGAGCTAACAATATACCCATGGTATATTGTTTATCTCTTCCTTATCCCTCCGGCAAATAAGGCGTAGTTTCCTTAGATAGATCACTAATAAGTAAGGAAACAACCTTATTAGGATTTGGTAGCTTTACTCACCGCTACCGAGTCCTTACTTTTATGCAGACTTCTTCGCAGCCTTGACCTTTTCCAGCAACGCTGCCAGGTCCTCTGCACTCATACCACTCAACGCAGCCGATGCACGCTCCAGAGGAGTCTTCGTGGTACGAGCACGACGGACACCCGGCTGCCAACCATCAACGAAACCCTGGATTTCTGCAAGGGGCTTCGCCTTGTTCACAAGGGCGAGGTTGCGGATGGCCCGGCAGATTTCCGCAACCGCCAACTCATGTACCGTCTCATTGCCATACTTCGCAACGAGGTCCTTCAGGTTTTCAGGAACATCGAAGGAGACGATGATCGGTTCCGCAAGTTCCTTACTCTTTGCCTTAATATCCATTACATTTTCCTCTACTGTTTTGTCCCCTTTGTACGGGGGCGGGTTATGCCTACCTGTGTAATTACAGGAGAGGCGGGTTCTTTGTCTCTTTTTCTCGTTGGGGAATGTTTCCAGTCAATCGTTTAATCGTGTATCTATACTATTTCATAACGTCGTCGCTGTCAACTCTTTTCTGTCATCGTCGCAGTGTGGACCATATCACACGAATGAGAATCACTATCAGTATCATTAACCAAAACTGCCAGTAGGTCATGTTATGCTCGGTGCTGTAACAAATTGTTACGAGGTTTGATATGAAAGAGGTGCGATGTTCTGCACCTCTTTGTTCATTCCTTCATCGGTTTCAACAATCCCATGTCCTTCATATATTGCATGAGGACGTGGGACCATTCATTTGCCTTATCCCAGTTGCCGCACCGAAGATGCGCACCGATGGAGGCAGTAGCTCGGCATATATCACGGTGTGTTGGTTTCGCCCGAACTGTTGTTGTTTTCGTTCCCGAGGTCATTTGTTTCCTCCTTCACGACGGGTTCCACAATGTGTGGAACAATGGCAACCTTCGCATTGTCTACGGCGTTATGGACACCTGACAGGTCACCCACAAGGGATACAAGTTCCGCCTTCAGGTCTTCAAAAATCTGGTCGATATGACTCATTACGCTCATTTCTTTTCACCTTCATTGTTGCTGCTGATTAATGTTAGGTTGCCCACACGAGGCCACCATCTTTTACCACCTTCATCCTCTACTACATAGGATTCGTAATCACGCATGAAACCACACTTGAGGAGGTTCATCCACTCAACGTCTTCCTTTTTTATGTGCCGCGTCTTTAGTATTTCCCTCTCATTGTGGCAGCACCTCGGATAAGTCCCATAAGGGACAACTTGTACGATTGTACCCATGTGCGTCTTTTTTCCACGACCGGCGCACCATTGCACTATGTCGAGAGGGTGGAATCTTCCACGACCACGATGATTGGGAGGCTCTTTCATTTGTCTATTGTATCACTTTCTTGAGAGGTTGTCACTCTGGCCTCTCCGGTGTGCGTCGGTCATGGCTGCACCTTCGGCTGTAGGGCGGCGGTGAGTTTGTCGGCAACTATGCGCTGGTTAGCCTCTCCGATTGAAGTTGAGCGAAGCAGCGAAATCACCTCACGCACCGCATCCTCCAGCTCGGTGGGCTGCGCTGGCGTGTAGTCACGAATTGGTGCATCTGACCCATCAGGCCAATATCCACCCTCCTCGGCGTCGAGGATGGTGAGTACTACCGCGCGGCAATCGTTCCATCCTGGTGCATATAGGTTCGGACGGTTAACGGGGACGCAAGCCGCTTCGTCCAGTTTCGCCAAATCCTCCAGCATCTTGGTCACTATACGCATGGCATCATCACTCACCACGCCAGATCGCGCGGAGTGGTCACCAAGTTTATCGGCACAAACTTTGCAGATGTAGATATCAGCAAGCTCCGCATGAGTGATAGACCGATCGCCTACATGGCCGCACGCAAAGCAGCTAACAGGAAGCTTTGATCCAAGCGCGTGCTTAACGAAAAATTCCGATAATTTTGGGAAGGCATGAATCATGCGTGCATGACTGTTTTCCACCGTCCCGCCATCACCCTCGGCGTCGATGATTTCGGTTAGCGCATAAGCGCAATGGCCGTTGATGCTGCGCATCCACTCCGCCAACTCCCTCAGCTTGTCTTTCATGCCTGCTTCTCCTGTTCGTCGCTCAACTTTTCGCAGTCGTAACCTTGGCTTTTGAAAATGAGCATGTCCGCTTTTGTCTTGGCGAATTTTTCGGAATGAACGCGTCCACCGTCGCCGCTCATGTATTCCTTGTAGCAACGCCAGACACCTGTCTGATCCTGTTCGTCGCGGTAGCAAAGGGCGGCTTGCCAGCCTATAAAAGCGAAGTGGGTCGCCGTTTCGGCATACTCTTCCTTGAGATGTTTATCCCGCTTAATATCGAAGCCATTGGCCTTAGCCACCCGCTCAAAAGCCTCACGGTGCATGTTGGTCATTTCTTATCTCCGTAAAAGTCATGTTTACCAATCCTGCACAGCAACTTCTCATGTTTCATCCAAGGAGCATGATGCCCATGTACTATGAAGTAGGTTGCGCCGGGGCATATCTCCTTTCTTGTCTCCTTGTGCACCTTATGTACGGGGAGGAAGAAGTAGAGGATGAAAAGGGCAGTTGTCATCTTTTATTCCTGTTTTTCCAATCCTCAAGGCAGGCTTCTTCAACCTTCTCCCACAGCCAGCGGGGCGGGTCTTGCACCCATTCCTGTAATTTTGCCTCTATCACCTTCTCGGGAACTTCGGGGAGTGAGGGGCACTCATCTTCAGGACTCATCAATTTCCATGCATCGTAGCTAAGGATGTTCATGGGTGTATACCGTATATTGTTAGGAGGATGGAGATCATACTACCGGTAATCAACAGTGCACAGAGGGATACAATGAGGATGATGATAATACGTTCACCCTCCTCCTTCTCCCTCTTCTGCCCGATACGGTCGTAGTTGCGAAGGATGCGATCATAACGGCGCTGATCTGCGGTTAGGGTATCACGATTTCCTCTACGGAGCATGGTTATTCTCCTTCCTCAGTGAGACAGGCGTCTTTGAATTTCTCTGCGTTGAAACGAGGATTGTTCTCCTTGAAATAATCACAGAGGGTTGCGAGCAGATTTGCGGTGTTTATCCTCTTGTTGGTGTGGTAATCAAGGGAGCAATTGATACATTTTGCAATTTCCCTGTAATTGTTCCTGTTCATCGGCATCATTATTCTCCTAATTCCCGTTCGTGAAGTTCGGCTTGCATTATTTCCGTCAATCTCTCTAGGGCGGAATGCCTCAAACGCCTGCCCATTATCCAATACCAACCGTTGTGATATTGCACCTGCACCTTCTCATTGTAGAGGGCGGTCCAGGCATTCTCGAAGGATAACATGAAACGGTCAATGCGGATGAAATTGTCCAACCTTTGAGCGGTGTATGTCTCTCTTTTACGCGCAAGGCGGTGGGAGAGCCGGCGTTGGTATGCGTTTGTCATTTTGTTACTCCTGCAATACCAGACATGCCCCCTCTTTATGAGAAGGAACATGGCTTGTCCTACAGGTTATCTAAAATCCATTGAGCACCTGCCCGGAAGGCATCATGGATACTTTTATACTCCACTGAATCATAGTGGGTTGTACTGCCATGAGAGATAGCAAAGCAGTAATATTCTCCGTTGGGGTAATAGGTAGTCCAGAGCCTCATGGCAGAAGTACCAATTTTCCACGGCGCATGGCATGTGTTGCGGGCTTATCCACCAACACGGTGTTGTAATCGGTGACAAGGCGCCATGCATCGGCCTGTTGTTCGGCGTACTCCGCTGCCTCAGCTTCGGTGGCGAAAACGGGCATCTTCGTGTGAACTTCGCCGGGGAGGGTGACTTGTGCACGGTAGGTCATCGTTCGATCCTCGATTGTTGTGTGTGTGTTTTATTGATAAACAGCGTAACAATTTGTTATAGGTTTTATTTCGTTACCTCACCTTTTTGTAATTCCTCGCGCACTTGCATAAGTAAAAGTCCCAATCTATTTTTACCCTCACCACCGCAAACCCCCCAATAATGGTCATTCCATGTATTTCCTTCAATAAGCTTACATTTACCTGTAGCAAGTAATGCTTCTTTCATATTTTGATGTTGGAACTTCTGTCGCAATAAATCCAACATTATAATTTCTTTCACCTCTTCCCAATCGGTCCTTGTAATTACACGGCGCCCCGCACGTTTAGCGTCTCCTGGCGTCGGTTGGCGTGCAATATTACTCGCATTAACAAAACTTATCGCTTTGGCAGCTTGATACGCATGTTCAACTGTTGGACATATAATGCCATTATATTGAACCTCTACTGGCCAGAAATTAGATAGCCACCTATATGTTCCTTGAAAGCTCGTTATATCATAAGTGTTCATAAAATAATTTTCCGGTTATTTTTGCAGGCGCTTGTTGATTATGGCGAGGAGTTGTTGACGGGTGTGGGAATTCATGCGGGATCTCCAACGATGCGCAGAAATTCGGCTGTTTGCTCGGCCCATGTGTCGTCCCCTGCGACGGCGCGGGCCACGGCTTGGGCGGCGTCCCATGCGACATCCCATGCGGCGTCCCATGCGACATTCCCTGCGTCGTAGATTGCAGCGTCCCCTGCAGCATCCCATGCAGCGTCCAACTCCGCATTCGTCGCGGTTCCATTCGCATGACGTTCCGCGATATCCAGCGCTGCAATTGAGCGCGGATCAGTCATCAGGTGTTGCATCCTCCGAGCGCACCAGACTGCAAACAGTCGCCACTCTCGGGCATGCTGTGGCTCTGCGCGACATGCCCACAAGGCATCATCAATACCGTTGATCCGCACGATCTTGGCGTAGGGAAGTGGCTCGTCGTCGGTTTCGGTCTTGCCAAGCCCGGCCAGCAGTTTCGCCCATCCCTCTGCGCACGGATCGCAGGCACGGATGCGGTTTAGCGTGGTGGTGATCATGCCGCTTCTCCCACATCAACCGGCAATGCTTCCACTGCTGCAAGAGAATTGCGCTTGTTGTCATTGGGTTTCTTTCTTACATTGCTCATGCCTGCATCCTCTTATTAATTATCGACATAAGTTGCGCCGCTGTCAACTTTTGCAGCGCCGCATCCACTTCAACACGGGCGGGTGGAAGAGAGTAGCCGGGCATTATGATACACCTGATCGGTGTCTCCACGATTCTATTGCCAGTTCGGCAGGCGGCTCGCTTTGTCGCGGTGATGTTCCTTTGTGCGTCGGTTTGCATTGCATCCTCCAATTGTTTTCCTCAGCCCTCTTACTTCCCGCCTTCACGACGCATACTTCTGCATTGCAAAGGTTAATATATCCGTCACTGTTAGGCATTTTTCCTCTCCGTCTTTCACGTATCCACGTTCCTCCAACAATTCCTTCACAATGCGAAGGAATGCCGTATGTATGAAATCGAGTGAAGGTCGATCATTCACTATCGTAACCTTCACTCGACTATATCCAGGGGCAGGTTGACCCTGCCAGCGAGGGCGAATGAATACATCGAATTGCTCTGCTGCGGGAAGTTGCATCGCAATAACTCCAATCGTTGCATTGTTGTGTTGTACATAGTGTTAGACAATCAATCGCGTCGATAGTTCAATTTATCTTTCTTTATCTTCACATGCCTGGTGTCATTGCAAACAGTAGCAGCATAGACGCCCTCGTTACACCCGGTTGCATTATCCATCCGGATACAGGACAGAGAAGCATGCCTGCCATTCCTTCTCCTCCTCCATTGAGAGGGGAATGTCTGCCTCCTTCCGGTCATTCAACTTCGTGAACCTGTCCTTAAGTTCTCGGAGGGCCTGCTCCTCCATGACTTGCGGCGGCATGCTTGTATTAACGCGAGGGAGGGAGATTGCAGCAGAGCCATGCTGGGCTGCTAGATACAGGCTATTAGAAGTAAGGCGTTTCACCTTATTATTCTTCCCATCCCTATACGGGCCAACCTTATCAAGGAAGGCGAATCCGTCTGGCTCCTCGATGATGCCAGCTTGTCGGGCCATCCCTATCAAGGATGACAATGCAAGGGACGTACAACTGGCGAAGGACATATTGTCCCTCCTCACCTGCGCCACGTCCAATATGTCCAGGATGGATATACAATCCTTCGGGGAGATGCGAACGGTCGTGACCATTCCAGCCTTCATTGTTGCCATGTTATTTACCTTACTTGTCTGCAATAGTGAGCGTTGCTGCGCTGTCTCATGTATCTAGTGACAGCATGTGACTCATTATAGCAGCGTGACAGAGTGTTGCAAGTGTTGCACGTGTTGCGAGTGTTAATGATGTTAGTAAGCTGCATGCTTGTTTTTTAAATATTTTTTTAAGAGCATATGTCACTTACTAACACTCTAAACACTTCCAACATATACAACATATACAACACTACTAACATATACAACACCTCACAGATTATCTTAATAAATCCCATAACAAATTGTTACGCCTTTTATTAAGTAACGGGACAGATGCAGCTATCTGCACTCGATCAATTGAATGCAGATAACTTCATATGCACGTTATTACATCAAACCCCTGTCTTTCATCAACTGAATGAGTTGATCTTCTGACAACGCTGCAAGAATCTGCTCTGGAGTTTGCGCAGCACGACGCAATCCCTGTTTGTAATCGCGTGCATAGATTGTCATGCTCTCTTTTATTGGAGTTTTAGTATTGTTGTGCTCAGTCAGCATCTTATTAACTACTTTTTGCGCAGCGAGCTGTTGCACGTCTTCTACAGTGCAATCACTCCAGTCAATTGTCACAACTGACTTATAAGTAACGTCTGCAATCTTATGACGTGCTTTCGTAATTGTATTGTTCATGTCTGCAATCTCCAATCGTATGTCTACAATGTACGCGTGTAGACTTGCGCGTTAAACTTTTTATCTCACTCACTATCAGTTAGACAATGAGTGATGTAAAAAGTTCAATCTTTCTCATTAATCAAACGAGAAACTTCCAAGTCTGCAAGATGCGCAGCAGTTTCATTAGCAAACTCAAATGAATACTCTGCATACAATTCCATCCAGAGCATGTAAAAGTCTTGCAGCGCACTAAATGCGTCAGAATAGATGCACATCTGAATATCTCCAATCGTTGATAATGAATGCTACAGATAGATAGACAAGCACAGCTCAGAGAAGTTCAAACTATTTTCAACAATTTGCAAAATAAATGCCCATCCTTTTTCTATAATGAACCGTGCAATATACATTGCACAATACAATACCGAACCGTTCAGTATCGAATGCAGCGCGGCTGATAATCATTCGTACATGCGAATGAGAAAGGTAATGATTCGCATTTGCATGACGGGGAGGCAAATCGCGTGACTGCGAAAAAACTTAAAGGCATTTTCCCATCCGCGGCAACTTTTGAATTTTCAGGTATGTTATCTTTGAAGGTGTTTCTGTTACGCGAAGGGTCAGTGTTTCTACGAACCCTCTTGTCTTTTCATCGTTGCTGTGTTACGGTCTCTTTGTCCCTTTTCGGTACCTCCTCCTATGGCCATCAAAAGTAAGCACGAATATCTTTTCTCCCTCCTCTCTGATGAACAGAAGGAGGCCCTTGCTCGTGTTCAGGATACTCTTGAGGAGGATCCCCTTTACTTGGAGCATCACGGGAAGGAGGAACAGGAAAATGCGTAATGTCTTTAAAGGATTCCAGGTTGCGAAGATGGCTGTACCGAAGTTGCATGAGGCGAAGATCAATCAAGGTTTCGCAAAGATGCATGCCGTGCCTATGACAAGACAGGTGAAGATTCCCAAAGAGGTTACGGCGAAAAGGGCCCGACCGGTAGGGAAGTGGAAATGAATGCAATGGTTGAGCAACCCCTCAATGAAGGGGAAGGTGTTGTCGGCTGGCAGATGAAGGAATTGAAGCCGAAGCATAAACAGGTATGTGCTATGCTGGCGCAAGGTATTGACCGCCGCACCATTTCTAATGTTGTCGGCGTCACACCTGAATACATCACCATGTTGTCCAAACAACCCCTGATGAAGGATTACATTGCCGAGATGTGTCAGGCTGCCGGCCTCCAATTGGACGCGATGTTTGTGCAATCGGTTGAAGTAATTAGTGAGGTGATGGCGAATGGCAGTCCGAAGGAGAGGGTAGCGGCAGCACGGTTGCAGATGGAAGCAACCAAGAGGATTGGTAGTGGCAGTAGTATCCCGAAAGAAATCATCGACACTAATGACAGGTTGGCTCGCCTCGCTGAACGTCTGCTGTACCTGCAAAGCGGCGTAGTTAAAACAATCGAGACACGGAGAAATGAAAATGGCATCTACCAAGAAGCAATCGAAGGATACGCAGGGAATCAATCAGCACAAGAGGATGGCAATGGGCCTTCCAATCCCGGACAGTGGGAAGGGGAAGAAGGGGAAGAGTAAGAAGAAATGACCCTCCTACTTCTACCGAGTAAGACGGCGGCAGAGACAGTCCCCTACGTTATTAATTTCTCCGATAAACTGCAATTCGGGGAGACAGTGACGGGGGCTGGTGTAACTATGTCTGTGTTTAGTGGCACCGACCCCTCCCCATCTGCAATGGTTGGTGCCATTACTACTACCAGCACCACGGCAACTGTGCAAATTTCCGGAGGAGTTGCTGGTAATATCTACCTCCTGATATGTGTAGTAACTGCCTCCGGTACTCACAACTATAGTAAGGAGGGTCGCCTCGCTGTAATTGCTCCCGGCGGGAATTATTAATTGTGTTGTATACCTCCGATAGTAAGACCATTTCCGAGACAATCTCCTACCCAGGGGATTTTCGTGATGTCCTCACCAGCGGAGAAACCCTTACCAGTTATACAGTAACGGTAACTGTATTCAGTGGGGTTGATCCATCCCCATCCTCCATGTTGTACGGTGGTATTGTTGTCCATACAGGTTGGATTGAGCAACGTATTTGCCTCGGCCTCCCCGGTGTTATCTACGAAATCAATTTCGAGGTAGTTACATCCCTTGGGAATAATTATAACAAGGTAACTAGATTAGCTATCCTGCCTGAGACGGGAAATCCCCCTTACCATGTTAGTGACCATTACCTAACAACTTGGCTATATCCCTACAATATATTTGATTCCTTAAAGAGTGCAATTGCTCCCGTTAGTGGTAATTTGTTATTCATCCCAAAGCCACAAGATTCTTTAAAGAGTAGTCTTACCTTTCTAACGAGTACACTCCTTCAGATTGTTATATTGTATAATGATGGGCATGATGATTTGAAGGATAATATTACCTTCCTTACAAGCTCCCTCATACCCGTGCAACTCTATTATAATTATGATAAGGATTATCTAAAGGATAACATAGCATTTATTTCAGGAACATTAATACGGGTTCTTGTATCCTACTCAATCCCTCATGATGATTTGAAAGATTCCATTACTTTTGTCTCAGGCACCTTAATATGAAGTTAAACATAACTGAGGATGTTAAGTTGGGAGGTAAATTTCGCCTCCGAACTCGTCTTGCGGATGGAACGATAACAAAGGATACGGGGTGGTTTGATAACCTCTTAACAAATCAGGGATTAAATTGGATTGGTAATTATCCGGCAGGTATAGCACAGTATGTTGCCGTTGGTACTAGTAGTACTACACCTGCCTACACAGATACTAATTTAGGTACATTTCTTGCGGCCGTAGGTTATTATTCCATTAGTTCGTATACTTATACGGTAGGACCCCCTGATTATGTGAGTGTTTTCTTCACCTATAATTATGCAATCGGGGCCGCTACAGGTAATCTTACGGAGATTGGTACGGGGGATAATACTGCTAATACACTCCTCTTTAGTCATGCCCTCATACTTGATTCTTTGGGGAGTCCAACCACGCTCACTGTCCTCTCCTATGAGCAATTAGAAGTTACATATGAACTTCGCCTATACATGAATCTAACAGATACGTCATATAGTTTTGTAGTCAGCGGAGTTACACATAGTGGTGTGTGGAGACGTGCAAATGCGAATGCTGTCTCGGACTATAGTTATGCAGGTGGCTCAGGGCAGGGCCTCTTTTATGTAAGTAACGGTAGTATAGGAACAGTTAATAGTGTTCCTACTGGAATTGGTGATTCCGTTAATGCTTCCCTAACTACCGCCTACGTGAATGGAAATTATTATAATTCTTGGAATGCCTACTTCCCTACAACGGCCGGTAATATGACTGGCGGAGTAACTGCCTTTCTTATCTATGGAATGTTTGGTGATTATCAAGCCTCCGTATCTCCCGCTATTGCTAAGACTTCTGCCTATTCTTTGACAATTAATTTCAATGCAAGCTGGGCTAGGTATCCATGATACCTGGTAATTCCCTCACCTTAACTCCTCAATATTCCATCTATTTGATTCCAGATGGTATATCAACACCCCTAACTCAATCATATGAGTTAGGTGGAGTTGCCCTGTATGATCCTTCCCAGGGGATGCAAGTACAGACATGGATGATTGAAATTATACCCAATGGTATCAATGGTGATGCCACTATATCTTCGCCAACGCAGCCTCCCCTTGTCCTATTCTCCCTTCCCAATTTCACGGAGATTAGTCTTGCCTTCGATGAAAATATGCATCCCCTTGTAACCTATGTATCGCAGGGGAATGCAGGCTTCTATTGGTATGATGCAACACTGCCTGGGTATAGGTATACAGCACTTCCAGTAGGTGCAACACACCCTCAGGCAACTCTTGATGATAAGCGGCCTACTGAATTACTCCTCGGGAAGAGTGATATTATTGTAGGGTATATTTATAGTAATGATTTGAAATTCCGTATGCAGAGGGATCGTTACCTTATTGAGTATAATTTATATACTAATCTTACTTCTCTCCTATCCAACCCCGTACTTGTGAAGGTTGGAATGAATAGTAAATACCGATTGCAGTTTGATATTGCGGCTACCTTATTTCAATGACCATCAAATTATCAAGTCAGCTGGTGGAGGCATTTGCCGGTACATTCCTCTCCCCGAGGTATGACAATGCGATGCCGACCCCTCCATTCCATCGGGAGGCATGGGCCCTCTACACGAGTGATTATGATTCATGTGGCTGCGTTGCTCCCCGCGATCATGCCAAGTCAACTGGTCTTACGTTCGATTACATAATGGCGGAGGTATGTTTTCGAACCTCCGACTATGTTATATTGATTGGTTCAACAGAACCAAAGGCCAGTGAGCAACTCTCCAACATTAGCGAGGAGCTTCACACTAATACAGACCTGCGTGAGGAGTTTGGCATTGTGGGGTTCGAGAGCGATGCGAAAACTGAAATCATTGTGGTGTGTGATGACGGGCACCGATTTCGTATTAATGCCAGGGGGTCGGAGCAGAAGATTCGTGGCGCCCTCTGGAATGGTAAACGTCCTAATTTGATTGTCTGTGATGACATGGAGGACGATGAGCAGGTTGAGTCTAAGGAGAGAAGGGAGAAATTCAGGAGGTGGTTCTTTCGTGCCTGTAAACAAGCGCTCAGTAAGAGTGGTAAGATACGGGTTCACGGAACTATCCTGCACGAGGATTCCCTCCTTTCACGCCTCTTAAAGAATAAGAAATGGCATTTCCTATTCTATAAGGCACATCAATCCTACGATGACTTCTCTAATATCCTGTGGCCGGAAAGGTGGACTGCCGCTCAGCTGCGGGACAAGCAGGAGGAATTTGAGGAAGATGGCGACCCAGGTGGCTACGCGCAAGAGTTCCTTAATGACCCACAGGACATGGCTGATGCCTACCTGAAGGAGGAACAATTCATCCCCATGTCAGAGGATGACATTGCCATTGAAAAGAAGTATTATGTCGGCTGTGACTTCGCCGTTTCTAAGGCGGACCTTGCCAATAGAACATCCTTCACGATTGGTGGGAAGGATATAAATAATGTAACGCACATAACGGATGTTCGAGTCAACAGGTGGGACACCGTAGAATGGATGGAGGAGATGTTCACCATCCAACAGAGGTGGAAACCTGAGATATTCTTTGTGGAGGGTGGAGTAATCTGGAAGTCCGTCTATCCGATGATCCGTAATGAAATGCAGGATAGGGATATCTACCTTAACTTTGAAGTATTGAATCCCGTCAAGGATAAGGCAACAAGGGGTCGATCCTTCCAGAAAAGAATGAAGTCCGGCATGATTCATTTCGACACGAAGGGTTCTTGGTATCCTGGGCACAAGGAAGAGTTACTGAAATTCACTGGCGGTAAGCAGGCCAAATTAGACGATCAATTCGACAGTGATGCAACCCTCTGTATCGGCCTGGATATGATAGGCCAACTCGATGAGGAAGATTTTGAGGAGACAGATGAGTTGGAGGAAGAGGAAAATCAATACTATAGAGAAAATGCAATTGGTCGTAACAGGCATACTGGATACTAATACCCGTAACAAATTGTTACGTCATGCATTATAATAAAGGGTAGGCAAATGCTAGACCTTGATAATAAAATAACATTTGACAAAGACACAATTGATGCACCCAACCTCTGTGATAAGTTCACGGAGGATGACCTTCGAAAGATTGGTGATCTTGTGTGGCAGGATTATCAATCCGATGTGCAATCTCGTGTCCATTGGTTGCAGCGCAACTCGGCTGGCATGGACCTTGCCATGCAGATTCAGAAGGACAAGAGTTTCCCTTGGCCTGGCTGTAGTAACATTGCCTTCCCCCTCATCACCATTGCAGCATTGCAATTCCATAGTCGTGCCTATCCCGACATTGTAGATGGTACAAGTGTTGTGCAGTCCCGTGTTATTGGTCCCGATCCAGATGGTTCAAAGACAGCACGCTCCGAGCGCATATCAACCCACATGAGTTGGCAGTTGCTGGAGCAGGATGAGGATTGGGAGGAACAAACAGACCGTGCCCTCCTTAATGTACCAATCGTTGGGACTGCCTGGAAGAAGACTTACTTCAGCGGTGATAAGGGAAGGAATGAGAGTGACCTTGTCCTTGCACGGGATCTTGTTATTAATTACTGGGCGAAGAATGTTGAGGATTATACCAAGACGCATTTGATTCCCATGTCCCGTAATACGATACACAGCCGTATTCTATCGGGTGTATATCGGGACGTAAGAGAAGAAGAATGGTACGATGATACCGCTCCTGCAATCCCTCAAACAGAGGAGAGTGTAGAGATTGATAATCGCTCTGGTATGGATCAACCACAACCGGATACACGTACCCCCTTTCTTGCCCTCGAACAACATCGCACCCTCGACCTCGACGGCGATGGTTATGCCGAACCATACATCGTAACAATTGAGAATAGTACCCATTGCGTCCTGCGCATAGTTGCCCGTGCTGACTCCGAAAGGGATGTTGAGAAGTCCCCGAGCGGTGAAATCATCCGCATACAGGCACACGAATATTTCACGAAAATTCCCTTCATCCCTTCTGCCGATGGCAGCATCATGGATATTGGGTATGGTGTACTCCTGGGACCCCTGAATGAATCTGTTAATAGTGCCGTCAACCAATTGTTCGACTCCGGAACTATCAGTAACACTGCGGGGGGATTTCTCGGTCGTGGCGCAAAAATCAAGGGAGGTGTGTATAACTTTTCACCCTTCGAGTGGAATCGAGTTGATAGCACCGGGGACGACCTGCGTAAATCTGTCATACCGCTCCCCGTTAGAGAACCCTCCAATGTGATGTTTCAACTCCTCTCCTTGTTGATTAACTACACGGAGAAAATCAGCGGTGCTGTTGATATTAGTACAGGCGGGAATCCAGGACAGAATACACCTGCCCAGACAAGTCAGACGATGATTGAGCAGGGACAGAAAGTATACGCTGCCATCTTCAAGCGTATCTGGAGGTCGATGAAGCAGGAGTATAAGAAACTCTACATTCTTAATGCCATACATCTTCCGGCAGGCAAGACTTACTTTGCTGGCGGTGATACGTACATTAGCCGTGCTGATTACCTTGGTGATAGTAGTTCTGTTGTGCCTGTTGCCGACCCAAATGTAATGAGTGATCAGGCACGATTCAAGCAGGCATCTGCTCTTATGCAAGTTGCCAATGGTAACCTCTTGTACAATCCAGACGAGGTTAATAAGTATTATTTGAAGGCAATGAGAATACCGAACATTGATAAGGTATACCTTGGCCTTGCAAAGAAGTTGCCGCCACCCTTGACAGAAAAGGTGCAGATCGAGCAGTTGAAGGTGCAGGTAGCAATGGCAAACCTTCAATGGAAGAAATTGCAATATATGTCTTCTTTGTTTGAACAGCGCCGCCTGAATGAGGCAAAGATTATAAGCCTGTACGCGCAGGCAGCATTGGCACAGCAGCAAGCAGGTGGCATAGGAGCAACAGCGAATATTGAGGAGTTCAAGGCAAAGATCGACGCGTTAAAGCTGATGAATGATTCCATAACTCAACAAGCACAACAGGTAGGCGAAAATGACAACACTACAGGACAAGATGGAACAGGCGGACAAGGAACTATTCCTCAGTTGGAAGGACCATCCGGTGACGGAAATGCTAATGGAATGGGCAGCACGGCAACGCAACAACCTAATGGAGCAATGGGCTGATGGTGGCTTGAGTGCTGCCTTCACAACTGAAATGCTAGTGAAGAATGCAGGCGCCACTGGTTATTGCAATGCGATGCGGGATCTCCTGGGAATTGACTATGTGGAATTGGAGGGAAGGGAATGAACAATAGTGGATTGATTCCGAAGGGACGTGCCGTGTTGGTTAAACCCTATGAGCCAACAATTGCAGCAGGGACAATTATTATTCCTGACTCGATTAAGGCAAATATGCAAACTGTTGAGCAGCGTGCGATTGTTATTGCCATTGGTCCAGAATGCTGGAAAGAGGAGCATTGGCCTAGGGCAGTTGAAGGTGAGCATGTATTGATTAGCGCCTACGCTGGCTACATGGC